ATGAATATACTTTATTCATGGTTCGGGATTGGATCGAACCACAACCTGGAGAAATAAATATGATCGGCGGAAAGAGAGCAGGGGCGGGGCGAAAGCCATTGCCGCCAGAACTACTAAAGATTCCGGTATTGATCAAGCTGCCTAGATGGCTTCTTGATTGGATGAGAACGCAGCCTGAAAGCCGCGCCGTGTTGATCGAAAACGCGCTGCAAAAGAAGCACAAATTGACCCCACCAAAACAGGCAGAGAAAAAAAATGAAAATTAAGTTCGCAGCGATCACTGATCCAAAAGAAATTATGTCTGCTATCAACCAAGACGGGTGTGCGCTCCGGTACGTACCCGAGGGTCTCATGACTGAGTCCGTGGTACTTGCTGCGGTCAGGCAAAATGGATACGCACTCCAGTACGTGCCCGAGGCACTAATGACTGATCCCGTGGCGCTTTCTGCCGTGCAGCAAGACTCCTACGCGCTCCGGTACGTACCCGAGGGTCTCATGACTGAGTCCGTGGTACTTGCTGCGGTCAGGCAAAATGGATACGCACTCCAGTACGTGCCCAAATTTATAATGACTGATGCCGTGGCACTTGCTGCTGTGCTGCAAAATGGCTACGCACTGGAGTACGTTCCAGCTTATCTCATGACTGAGTCCGTGGTACTTGCTGCCGTGCAGAAAAATGGATACGCGCTCAAGTTCGTTCTTGACCGGGCAATGTTCGATCTTATCGCAAATAAATTAGGCATCGAAACCGAATAACAGCACAAATTTACCCACCAAAAACGAAGCGAAACAAAATGAAAATTAAATTCTCGGCAATAACCGACCCAGACAAAATTATGGATGCCGTGCGGAAAAATGGCTTCATGCTCAATTACGTGCCTGAGTCGCTAATGACGGATGACATGGTTCTTGCTGCCGTAAAACAAGATGATGACGCTCTACAGTGTGTGCCTGAATCGAAAATTACCGAGGAGGTGGCACTTGTAGCTGTAAGTCAAAACGGCTACGCGCTACGGCGAGTGCCTGAATCAAAAATGTCAGAATCTGTTGTGCTGGCTGCCGTAAAACAAAACGGCGAAGCACTTCGGCACGTCCCAGAATCTAAAATAAATGAGTCCGTAGCACTTGCTGCTGTACGGAAAGACCGCTACGCGCTAAGGCACGTGCTAGATAGAGCAATGTTCGACCGCGTGGCTGATGTACTTGGCATCGAAACAGAATAAAACGCCACAACCATGCGCAAAGTCGCATAAACAACAAAGCCCGCCGGTGGCGCAATCCACGGCAGGCTTCTAACCAACGATGCACGAATGGAGGTGCAAGCATGGCTAACAACACAATACCCCAAACCGCCCGCAATGGGCTACCTGAAAAGAAGTGGTTCACGCTTGATGAGGTTGCGACACGCTGGAAGGGCATGACGGGGCAGGCGGTAAGCGTTGAAGATGTTCTGCATTATGGCGCGGAAGGACTTTTGAGGATTAGCTACAACTATTCGTTTGCAATACCTACATTTATCGAGGCCGTGCGAACAGAATCAGGATTACGGTATCAATCTAGGCGAGGACTACCGGAGAAAGGGCCATTCGGATTAAGCGCCATAGATATTGGAAGAGTTGCTAAGGGGGATGTTTTCACGCCAGATTCTGTATTGCCCGATACTGTCTTAACGTACAACGACGGTGAATCCAGCGTGGTGTACACATTGCCCGGGTTTGATATGTATTGCCCAGATAGAAAGGTTGACAACACCATCAAAATTGAACGCCTCATTGTCACGCGCGAAGAGCTTGAACGCTTCGAGCAAGCCCACGACATAGGCCAAGCCGTATTTTAACACCGAAGCCGCATTCATTGATACTGCGTTGATGGCGACAAGGCGGGTTGTGGATTCTTTTTCATTGATCGAAGCTCATAAGATGATTAATAACGTTGTCAACATCAGACTCACTTGCATACCCAGAGTGCCGCAAAATCCTTTCCCACACCACGCTCGTGACTGCGCGATACACAAAGTTAAATCGCTCTTCACTCATGTTTGAAAATGGAAGGCTTTCGGCTTCAAGTTGCACATCGCCTCGGGCGTTGTACACTGGGCGATAGAACCCAGCTAAAATGATCATATCCTTACGGAAGCGTTCAAAGTCCTTTTCAACTGGCTGACCCTTGTACTCGATACTAGGGATTTCCCAGTGATCGAATGCCAGCTTGAACAATGCAAATGCTTTGCGGTGAAACTTATAATTTCGGATGCGCTTAATATCCACAAACAATGGAGTTCCAATCTTGTAGCTGCGCATCGCATCGACCGTTGAATCAGAACCAGGGACTAGCACTCCAGAAGCTGATTTTATGAAGTCAAGGGGCATAACTTTTTACTCTAATGAAAATCACACGATGCCGTATCGCACTTATAGCGCCATGGTGAAATTTCAATCTCTGCCAAGAAGAGCTTTTTTACTTCTTGGTTTGCATAATTGCTATTCCAATACAACGCCCAATCATCCTTGCTCCAGTCCCATGCCGACGCAACGGCTCGTGCCATATCAATAAGTTCTTGTGCCGCGCCGTTGGTTTTTGATTCGTGGTACTTGCCAACTTCGTCAACAATGTGCTGTTTGTGCGTCTTAAACCGACGGGTAGCTACACTGGCTAGCTTCCCGCGAAATCTAACTGCATTCCCATCATGAATAATAGATACTCCCATTCTGTATAGTTCGGCCATGATGTTATTCATGGTTAACACTATCTCTTTTTTGCGATTACAAAGTTTTCAGGAAAATCATTTATGTTAAATGCTACAAACGTGCTTGAAGCGTCCGTGTTTTTCTTGCCAATCCCAGGCACATGCCCAGCGGGTAATGCTGCTAACTTGCGCATGTACCATATTCTGAAAACCTTTAAGTCGCATAAAATCCACGAATGCAAGTTTGTTTCTTCTGCGTCAGAAAATCCGTAGAAAAAATAATCGCCCCAACCTTCAATAATTTTTGTTAGTTCTGTTTTTGTTCCGCTTGGCCTTCCTGCTCTGATCGTAAACTCGTCGCCATATTTGCTCGCGTATTGGTGCTTCCTAACTCGGCAACCAATTCGCACAGCGTCGAGTCTTAAAACCATTAGATCGGTATTCCTTTCAGCGTCTTCTTCATGAGGTGGTTCGCTAATGAGGTAAATGCCAAGGATAGACTTTATTTCTGTCAAAAACCGATCAGACCATCGTTTATCTGCTTTCCAGTCGCCCTTAATCGCCACTTTCATTGCCCCATGTATCAAACCCTTCGATTGACCGTCGGTTGAACATATCTAATCTGCGTCCTGCGGTAACGCGGCGCACAACTTCATAGAATTCCTCTGGCTTTTCACTGTGCGCACCACGCGGCGCATTAAAGCAAACTGGAAACGCCTTGGTGTCGATAAATTCTGGCGTGCCTTTTCTAGCATAAATGGCAAATTCACAGTTGTATTGAGGCAATCCGATTGGCTGGAAACCACCGGGTTTATGCCATGTGAATGTGCAAACATACTTCATCCCCCATGCTTCAATTAACCTCAACGCCATTGGTAGGAACTTGTGCGTTGTCCATACCCAAACATGGCAATCATCAGCAGCCGGTATTTCAAGTAGCCTCAATTCATCCTCGGACATAGTAGGATAATCAAACTCAACTTGGTTTGGCCTAGCGTCACGTTCGATCTTCTGCATTGCCCATGGCGGGTCTAAAACAATAACGTCATAAAGACCTTGTGCCGCTTTAACCTCCATTGCTGAAACGCTTTCAAGCTTGTCAATAATTTCTTCCCTGCGCTCTTCGCGCTTAACATCCGCCATCGACTTTTCACCAGAAATAATTTCATAAGCACGATTGGGTGATTTTTCGATTAACGCAGCGGCCTTGATAACTGCCTGTCTTGGTACTGTTACCACCGGGGTATATCCAGGAATGGCCTTTTCTACAACTGCAATAGCTTCGGCATACTTGCCTGCGCGCCTAACAGTGGGCTGGCTTACACCGTGTTCTGCGGCTAGTTTGTCTGCGGTGCGTAACCGGTGCTCAATTTGATCACCGGTTGCCTTCGATACGCCAATGCCGCCATCATTCTGAGCCTTCTTTGCCCGGTTGTATCTGCGCCCAAGCAGCAAAGTAAATTGATCTGGCGTAATGTTTCGCCGTCCGAGTTGATTTGCATCCATCCAATCCATTGCAGAATCTCGGTCTTCAAACTCTTTAGCCACCGTAGTAAACGTAATCCCAAGCCGGGTGCAAATCTCATAACGATTGTGCCCATCAACAAGTGTGTTGCCCCAAACCACAAGCGGATCACGGCAACCTTCGGCAATGATGTTTGCCTCAAGCTGCGCATACTCTTCGCGGCTTAATGGTGGAATGAGCGACTTAAATTCGGTGTCAATTGTGATTTTGATAGGCATAAAAAAACCTCTTGGCGTTTTGTGAAGCACCACGACCCGCACGGCGTGGCACTTCACAAAAAAACAAGAGGTTAAGGGTGCGGCCTGTTGATGAGGATTGTACCAAAGTTCAAATAAGCCAGCAATGAAAAAAGCCAGGCGCCCCCCCGACCACAACCAATGCCAACAAACGCATAGGCTGCGTAAGCCATTTTTACAGCTTACCGCTACATCGGCATTCATAACGATTATTTTCGCCTTAGAATCCGTCTAATTAAGTTTAATTGGCATGTGGCGTTAACACCCGCGCAGAAAAAACCAACTACGCCAACCAACATCCAAGATCGCCTACAAAACCCAGAACTGGGGGGCGTTGATGGTCATTTTTGATTTTACAGTGGTTATGCAGAAGTTTTAAGAAGCTAAGTCATTGATTTTTGTTGTATAATACAATTATACAATTATACATATATATATCTATATCTATATCTATCTATCTATTTTTCTCTCTCTATTTATCTATCTATATATGCGTAAAACCGTAAAACAAGTAATAACATAAAAATCAACAACTTATCCTCGTAAATAGCTTGTATTTCACATGTATAATCATTTTTGCGATGGTCATGAAAGCAAAAAAGAGGCATAAGCCTCTTTATTAACCCATAAGTTTTTTTTATTTAAGCAGCATAAAGCGTCACAAGTGCTCCTGAAAAATGGACTACCCACAAAGCATGGGCGGCTAGGATGCTCAGAGCCGGCGTAACACGGCTGGCTGATTTTCTCTTGCGAGTCTTGTATGAATGTTGGGGCTAACTGGAGCTTTTACCTAGCGATAGCATCCGGCGTAATTCTGTCTCTTGCACTGTGCGCTCATCCATGAGCGTAGACGCGGCAGATATAACATATTCGATAGTAGTGGCAACATATCGTGTGATAGGAACAGAAGCTGCGGTATATGCGATATAGTCCGGCATGGATTTTGATTCTGTATATGCAATATAAGCAGACATGCGCGATTCCCTTAGCTCCTCATCCGTCGCTTGGCCGTCGAGGTGGCGTTCTGCTATTTCAATGGCTGCAATGCTGCGTGGGTCTGTAATCTGGTGCAGCACTTGGCGTATACAACAAATAGCATACCGTCGCATATCAGTATCGTTACCGTCGATGGCACGAAAACACCATATGGCATCATCAATTCCGTTGCTATCAAGCACAGTTAAGAGTGGTAGCTCCTCGTCATCCGCTTTTACCTTACCTAAATTTTTTAACAGTTTTTCCCAACCGGTTGCGCATGGTCCGCATTGTCGTATCTTGTTTAGGGTGGTATACATAATTTTCTCTCTATTTGTGGGTGCTGGCCGGTGGGAATCAGATTAGTTCCCAGTCATCTTCCGTCCAGGCTAGGAGGGCATCGGCAATGAGGGAGGCCACGTTTTTTATAAACGCGTCATAGCCAAAATCATTGATGTCGTCACCATCTTGATACTGCTCATCCTCAGGGATGTCGCAATAACCGCTTACGCGGTCAATCTGAATAATTGAACCGTCATCTCGTTGCAACCATGATTGGTCACTGGCCTCTTGGTGGATGAACATAGTGTCATCGTGCAGGTCTAGGTAGAGCTGGTAGCTCGTACCGTTGTAATACTCGCAGGACGCGAATCCCACAAAAAATTCGATCAACACATCCTTGTTTTTTTCGAGGATGGATTCTGCGCGGGTCATGTTGTTCATTTTTGTCTCCTTCGTTTTTGTGGTTCAGGTCATTCCTGGGTGATGGTATCAAACACCACCTGGACGATTAATGGTTTACAGTCCCAGTCTCCATCCGTGGGACGAACCATAATGGATTTTTCACCCTTGATGGTGAATGCGCTGATTTCGATCAGCTCGGTCATCGGCTCATCTTCGAGGATTTCCGCCTGCATATCCGGGGGGAGAATTTCGATGCTTTCAAAAATTCGGTGCTTGAGAGGCACGCCTTCCATATAGGCGCATTCGTCCCATTCAGGCACCAAAAACTTTTCTAGTTTTTGGAACATTTCAACTTCAAATTTCATTTTTGTCTCTCTGTGTTTGTGGTTAAGTCCATTCCCTAACCTTGAATAAAGTATATGCTTTTATCACAATGAAGTCAACACTTTTTTTGTGTTTTCACAATTTATTTTTCAGTCGGTGAGCGCTCACCCGAGAAATACCAAGCACAAGGCGCAAAAAAGCCCGGAAGGTGTTAATGCTTCCGGGCGGATATGTGCAAACTGCTGATTGAGGACGGCAAAAAGTCTAAGTTACCAACATCGACAAAATAAGTATGCGCACATGCACTGCGTTTGTACAGCAAAATTGCTGTACTGGATAAGTTTTATAGTTAAAAGCTATACTCTCGTGCATGAATGTACAGATTAAGCGCGTAATTGATTGGACGACGATTGAGCTTGAATATCGAGCAGGGACAAAGCCGATTAGGGAAATTGCCAAGGATGCAGGGATAACACATGCAGCAATACAAAAACGGGCTGCAAAAGAGGAGTGGACGAGAGACATATTAGCCCGCGTGCAAGCTCGGGCGGATGATATGGTCGCCAAACAGGTTGCCAGATCAATGGTAGCCAAGACTGGGTTGGCTACCAAAACAGAAAAACAGATCGTTGAAGCCGTAGCAAGTCATGTTGCTGATGTGAAAATCAGGCATCAAAAACGGATTGATAAAGCAAGTAGCATTGTTGAAAGGATGTTTGCCGAGCTGGATATACAAACCGGTGAAGGTGCGCTCGATATGCTCGAAAGCATTGGGCAGATCATGCGCAGCGAGGACAATAATGGACGAGACAAGCTGAATGACTTTTATATGTCGGTCATTAAGTTGCCCGAGCGATCTAAAACAGCAAAAACGCTGATTGATGCGTTAAAAACGCTGATCGACTTGGAGCGCCAGGCCTACGGCATCAAAGATGCGAGCCAATCCGCAGGCGACATCATCAACAATCTACTCATCAACATCAGCAATTCAGCGCGCCCGCTGACGATTTCCCCCGTGTCGCTGGATATAGAACATGAGTAATATGATCGGCGTTGTGCCGCAAACACCCGAACAACTTGCCGAGTGTCTAGCAGACCCGCATTGGCGCATTTTCAGCGGTTTACTTTACAAAATCATGATCAAAGGCGATGGCGACGAAGATGGGACTGTCATTCCATTCGTCCCCAACCTCGCACAGCGTCGATTTATTGATCGTATATGGCACCGTAACGTAACATTAAAAGCGCGCCAGCTTGGTATGACGACGCTTGTTGCCATCCTTTGGCTTGATCATGCGCTTTTCACGTCCAATCAGCGGTGCGGGATTATTGCCCAAGACCTTCCCGCAGCCACGGTCATCTTCCGCGATAAAGTTAAATTTGCATACGACAACTTGCCACAAGTGTTGCGCGATGCAATGCCTCTCGTCAAAAATAGCGAGAGCGAACTATTATTTGCACACAACAATAGCTCTATCCGCGTGGCCACGTCGATGCGATCCGGCACGATTCACCGCCTGCTTATATCAGAGTACGGAAAAATATGCGCAAAAGACCAAGGCAAAGCCCGTGAAATTAGCACGGGTTCAATCCCAGCAGTCCCAGCAAATGGCATATTGGTCATCGAATCTACGTCCGAAGGCGCAGAAGGCGATTTTTACGATATATGCCAGCGCGCAGAATCCCTATACAACAGCAAGGCACCGCTAACACCTAAAGATTATCGCTTCCATTTTTACGCTTGGTGGCAAGAGCCAAAGTACCGTATGCCCAATAGTACCGTCGCCATATCGGTAAAAGACCACGAATACTTCGATGAAGTTGAGTGTGTTACTGGAGCAAGGATTGATATAGACCAGCGGGCTTGGTACGTCGCGACACGCGATGCGGACTTTTCCGGCAAAGAAGAGAAGATGTGGCAGGAATATCCCTCCTCCACGGTCGAGGCATGGCAGAGATCGGCGGACGGAGCTTATTACGCAAAAGATTTAACTGAGCTGCGCAAGCGTGGCGGTATTATGCGCGTGCCAATCCTTGATTTGCCGGTGAATACGTTTTGGGATATTGGAAACTCGGACGGCTGCGCGATCTGGTTTCACCAACACTCAAACGGCGAGGATAGGTTTATAGCCTACTATGAGGCGCATAACGAGGATTTGCAGCACTACGTTACCGAGCTGCGTAAAACGGGCTACTTGTTCGATACGCATTTTTTACCGCACGACGCGGATCACCGCCGGCTTGGAATGGTTAACCGTACAACACGCGAGATGTTGGAAGAGCTTATGCCGCGCGATGTTTTTGTCACCGTGCCAGTCATTGGCCGGATTATGGATGGCATCCACCAAGTGCGAAAGCATCTAAAGGGCGCATATTTTGATGCGGTTGAATGCAAGGAAGGGATTGCACGGCTAGAAGGCTACCGCAAGAGTTGGAATCAAAAAGATGCCCGATTCCGCGATGACACGCCTGATAAGTCCAACGGATGCAGCGAAGGCGCGGACGCGCTCAGGCAATGGGCGCAGGCCAAAGAGATAGGAATACTCGCATCAAATGCAGGATACATTTACGAAGAAGCACCACCACCCGATTGGCGAACATGAGGATTAAATGATGATGATTATTGGGTTTAATGATGCTGACGAAAAAAACCGGCTAAAGAGGAATGAAGCTGATTTTCCAGTCGCTGACGTTGAGATTGGTGAAGATGAGGACATGGACGAGGACATGGGCATGGACGATGACATGGATTGCGACGGTGAATCTGATACCGACATGGATGGCGATGGCGATGGTGAAGATGATCTTGAACTGACGTTTGAGGAATATCACCGCCTCATTATGGAGATCGACCAGCAACCCGTTTGGCGCAGCAAGGCTGACCGTGAGGCAGAATATGCTGATGGCAATCAACTCGATAGCGACCTGCTACGATTGCAGCGCGAGAACGGCATACCCCCGGCAATCGAGGACTTGATTAGCCCGACGCTGCACTCAATCCAAGGATACGAAGCATCAAGCCGCACCGATTGGCGTGTAACCGCAAACGGCGATACTGGAAGCGATGATGTGGCCGACGCCATCAATTTCAAACTCAATCAAGCCGAGCGCCATAGTAAAGCCGACCGCGCATGCGCCAAAGCTTTCAAGTCTCAAATCGCCGTCGGCATTGGCTGGGTCGAAGTCACGAAAGAAACCGATCCGTTTAAGTTCCCGTTTCGCTGCAATGCTATCCACAGAAACGAAATTCACTACGACATGAAGGCCGTTGAAGATGATTTGTATGACGCTCGTTGGCTACGCAGGCAAAAGTGGATGAGCAAAGAGCGTGCAGCGGCAGCATTCCCCGAGCATAGAGATCTGATTATGTCGGGTGGCCTGGCCACTGACGCATTCGGGTATCACTCGTTTAGTTCGACCGACGGTGGCGCATCGACCGGATTGCAGAACGCACACGCAGACGGGCGAGCGTGGACGATGCAGGAAGAGCATTGGTTCAACATCATGTCGCTTGAGGTCTGCATCAGCGAAATCTGGTATAGGCGCTACGTTGATGCGACTGTTATTCGGTTTGTCGATGGCCGAGTTGAAGAGTTTGATATTAACAATCCGCGCCATGTCGAGGCAGTTATCAGCGGCCAAGCCACGCCACGACAAGCCGTCATATCCCGTGTGCGCCGTTGCTTCTGGCTCGGACCTCGTCAACTCAGTGATGAGCCTTCACCTTATCCACATAACTACTTCCCTTATGTCCCATTCTGGGGCTACCGCGAAGACATGACTAACATCCCCTACGGCTTTGTGCGTGGGATGTTATATCAGCAAGATGCCCTCAATTCGGGCATCAGCAAGCTTCGATGGGGCTTGTCTGTTGTGCGCGTTGAGCGCACGAAAGGCGCGGTAGAGATGAATGATGCGCAGCTTCGTCGGCAGATCGCCCGTAACGACAGCGATATTGTTCTCAACGCCGACCACCTGGCAAAGCCCGGATCACGGTTTGAGGTTCACCGCGATTACCAGCTCAACGATCAGCAACATCAAATGATCCAGGACAACAGATCAGCTATCGAGCGCGTTAGCGGCGTAACCGCGAGTTTCATGGGTAAAAAAAGCAATGCGACAAGCGGATTGCAAGAGTCAACGCAAGTCGAGCAGTCCAATCAAGGATTGGCTTGGATGATGGATAATTTCCGGTCAGCACGCTCAATGGTAGGTGAGTTGCTTATGGCGCTGATTATCGAAGAAATGGGCGAAAATGAAACGACCGTAATCATCGAAGGCGACGCAGTTCGCGAAGACCGTACCGTTGTACTCAACAAGACTGATGTAGACCCAATGACTGGGCGCGCATATATGAGCAACGACATACAGCGCACGCGCTTAAAGGTTGCATTGGAAGATGTGCCAAGCTCAAACAGCTACCGATCGCAACAGTTAGGTGCAATGAGCGAGGCGCTGAAGTCAATGCCAGCAGAGTATCAAAAAGCAGTATTGCCATTCCTCGTGAGTTTGATGGATGTGCCGTTTAAGCGCGATGTTGTTGAGGCTATTCGAGCCGTAGATCAGCAGCAATCACCCGAGCAGATAAAAGAACAAATCAAGCAAGCGGTAGAGCAAGAGCGTATTCGAGGCATGATTGATCTGAAGACTAAAGAGCTTGATATTAAGAGCAAGCTGGCAGACAGCGAAGTTAAGAAGATTGATGCAACAGCAGTGCAAGTCGGCGTTCAAGCAGCGTTTGCGGCAATGCAAGCTGGCGCACAGATTGTCCAGCAACCAGGCATCGCGCCCATTGCCGACGTTGTAATGCAGGGAGCGGGTTATCAAGTGCCGAATCCTATTGGCATTGACCCAAATTTCCCGCAGCCACAAGCTCAACCAGTTGTTCAGCCACAGCCACAAGCTCAACCAGTTATGCAGCGCCAAAACACTAGCCCGCAGTTTCCGGCCAAGCCAATCAATCCTGGGGATGGCGGTACTGGCATTGAGACAAGCACGCCAACAGACAACATTTAACTATCAAGTCATATCAATTTGATAGCCATGTCATTCAAGAAATCCAATGCTAAAAAGCATAGCGTTTTTCTATTGGTTGACTTCTGTTAATAGCTAGTTTATATATCGTCGTAAGCACGCGCAGCGATATGCGCAAAGGAAAAAACAATGACTGACCAAGCTGCACTTATCGAATCATTCGGCGGAACACCCACACCAGAGCAAGCTGCCCAGCTTCTTTATGGCGATACCACTGCGGTGGAAATTGAGGAAGCGCCAGAACCTCAAGTTGATGGCGTGGCCGATGATGATGTTGAGCCTGTTGATCCTGTTGAGACTGTTGAGCCTGTTGAGTCCGCAGATAGCGTCATCGTGGCGAAGGATGGAATCCACACCATCCCCTACGAAAAACTAACCGAAGCCCGTAACAACGCAAATACTTGGAAGGCTGAAGCCGAATCCGCACGCGCAGAGTTGGAACGACTCCGTGCAGAAGGGCAAAGCAAGGCAGTAGAAAAGCAAATGGCGGTTGCAGAGGCTGCGATTGATGCGGGAGTTGATCCAGAACTCTTTGGCGACTTCTCCGAGGAAGACTTGAAGAAGGGCATTCTTAAGCTTGTTGATGCGGAAGTGTCAAGGAAAGTAGAGAAGCTGCTAGAGCCAATCAAAGCTCAGAAGATGCAATCGGAAGCAGATGCACACTACAGAGAAATCTACAGTGCGCACCCTGACGCTGATTCTATTTTCGAGAGCGGAGAGTTTCAGAACTGGATGGCAAGTAAGCCGGGCTTCATGCAGAAGGCACTGACTAATGCTCTTACAGCGGGAGCTGCTAAGGACATTATTGAGGTGTTCGGCCAGTACAAGGCCGAAACAGCTAAGCCCGAAACAACTAAGCCCGTATCAACAGCCAATCAAGATAAGGCAAAAGCGAAAGAAATCGTATCCAAGGCAAAACCATCAACACCAATGAGTCTTTCCGATATTCCGGGCGGACGAGTTGCAGACAATGCGGGTCGGCTTGAAGCAATCCGCCGCATGACACCCCAAGCGCAGATCGACGCGGTAATGGCACTTTCGCCAGAGCAGCGTGAGGCGTACATGAACAATCAAGTTTAGAGGACTTAAAAAATGGCAGGCGAAAAAACATTTGCTGCGTATGGTGATAAAACGAACATGATCGACCAGGCCGTCGGCCTGTTCGCAACTCACATGCAGCGCAACTCTTCAATAGCTCGACTCACCGGTCCCATGCCCAAGGGCACGGCTGGCGCAGAAGCTACATTGCGTAAACAAACTACCCAACACATGCCCATTGTGCGCTGTACCGACCTTTCTAAAGGTCGCGGCGCTGACGTGACTTTCCACCTGTTGAATCCAACCAACGCGAAACCGATCATGGGCAAGTCCTATGCCGAAGGTCGCGGTACTGGCATGTCTATCACGCAAGCCGAACTTCGTGTTGACCAAGCGCGCTTCCCAATCGACTTGGGCGACGTGATGACAACTATCCGTTCACCTGTTGATTTCCGCGCCCTTGGCCGTCCAGTCGCGCAAAACCTTATGGATCGCTATGTTGATCAAACCCTGCTCGTTCACATGGCGGGCGCTCGCGGCTTCCATAACAACGTTGAGTGGGTTATCCCAACCAACGCAGATGCCGACTTCAATAGCATCATGGTGAACCAGGTCAAAGCGCCATCAAAAAACCGTCACTACATTGCCGATGGTTCTGCGGTTAAGCCATTCACTGTGGCGGCTGGTGAAGTCGACTTGCAATCAACTGACATTTTCAAAATGGACGTTGTGGATTCAATGCGCACCGTGCTTGATCAGATTCCATTGCCTCCCCCGATCGTCATGTTCGAGGGCGATAAAGCGGCATCTGATTCACCACTTCGCGTATGGATGATGAGTCCAGCGCAGTACAACAAGTTTGCATCGGATAGCTCATTCCGTTCGCTGCAAGCAAGTTCAATGGCGCGTGCAAGCCAGGCTAATCAGCATCCATTGTTCTTGGGAGAGGCTGGCTTGTGGAACGGGTTCTTGCTTATCAAGATGCCGCGTCCGATTCGCTTCTACTCGGGCGATACCATCAATTATTGCGCATCGAACACCAGCGAAACCGAGTCATCTTGCGTTGTACCTGCGTCGTTCGGCACTGGGTTTGCAGTTGACCGCTCGCTCATTCTCGGCGGACAAGCAATTGCAGAAGCCTTTGCAGCGTCCGACAAGTCTGGCATTCCGTTCTTTTGGAGCGAGAAGGAGCTTGACCACGCCGACAAGATTGAATTGCTGATTGGCGCGATTCGTGGCGTAAGTAAGATCAAATTTGAAGTCGATACCGGCCTGGGCAAAGAGTTCACGGACAACGGCATTATTGCAGTTGACACCGCTGTTTCTACCATTGGCACACGCAACTAAAATCTAACGGGGCGAAAGCCCCAATGAGGTAAACACACATGGCTACTATTGTATGCAAACGAATCGTTAACCAATTCGGCGGAGCGTCCCCCTTTGGTAACGCTACTACTCTCAAGTTCCCACTTGTAACGGATTACAACGGTTACATTACCGACTCCAATACCGTAGCAACTGCTGTTGCGATTGGCGACGTGATTGACCTTGGCCAGCTTCCGTCCGGTATGCGCTTGGACGATGCTCAAATCATCGTCACCACGGCACAAACCGCATTGACTACGTGGACGCTTGGATTTAAGTACGAGGATGGTGTCGATTCGATTGACGTTCCTCAAGATGCGTCTTATTTCACCGCTTCGGCAGCTGCCGTCAATACCGTTGGCCGCATCCGTGCTACTGGATCAAAGAATGTCGTCCTACCGAAGAATGCGCGCTTGATTGCTACCGCAGCAGGCGCGACCAACGTCAAGGCTTCTAGTATCACGGTTCTCGTATCTGGCGTTCTTACCGGGGCGTAATCCCCGCCGGTGCGCATAACCTGCGCACCAATTATTCTGAGGTGTTTGTATGTCTGGAGTCCGGTACATTGGTAAGCGCGCAACATGGGAAGACGCGATTTACGGAAGCTGGCTAGTTTTCGAGAAAGGTCAGTCTCGTAATGTGCCGTCACACTTGGCAAACAAATTCCTGCGTCACTATGACATTTTTGAAAAGTCCGATGAATCCGTTGATGATGATACGGCACTCATTCTTGAGCAAAGCTTAGATAAAGAAAAGCAGCGCGATGAAGTGCTTGAGCAGCTTCTTGAAACACAAATGCGCATTGAGCAGATGGACAAAGATTCAGTTCATGACTATGTGTTGCACAACTACCGCGAGAAGATGGACAAGCGCCAAAGCATTGAGAAGATGCGCGAACACGCAATTATGCTCATCAATCAGTTTGGTGTCGTATGAATCTTCAAGACCTGATTAACCGTTATCGCTTTGAGGCGTTTGACAGCGTAGTTCCCTACCTTGTCTCTGATGCTCAGGTCATAATGCTGTTAAATGAGGCACAAGAAGAGGCTGCGTTGCGTGGACGGCTGATTCATGAGAACACTGATAGCGCAGTATGCCGCATAACTTCAACAGAAGGACAGGCAAGCTATCCGCTTCACCAAGCACTGTTCGAGCTTTCACATTGTAGCTTCATCGTTGACGGCGAAACGATGCGAAACAATCTTGGCATCGTGTCCGCTGAATACCTGGACAAGCTAGATCAGACTGAAAACCAAGGATGGGTTGATTCTTATGGCTCAATGATTGACACATGGCGAGATGCTTATGGCCTTCCACTGTATGTGATTCAAACTGATAATGGACTACGCCTTGTTCCAACACCAAGTTCATTCGGTATGATTATTCTCGAAGGCTATCGGTTTCCACTGCAGCAGCTTTCTGCGATGGACGATGTTCCAGAACTCAATGTGGCTCACCACGTCAAACTCGTGCAATGGGTTTTGCATAAAGTTTTCAACGTACCAGACCATGACTTGTTTGACCCGTCACGCGCCGACCGCGCATTAGACAGCTTCGAGAAGTATTTTGGCATTCGCCCAGATTCAGACCTGAGAAGGATTACGCGCCATGACGTGCCTCATCATGTTGAGGTATTCTGGGCATGATCAATAAGCCGCCACGCGTAAGCCCACTGATTGAACATGCCGGATTTCCATCCGGTTACAACAATGTCAATCGTCCTGAGCGCATGCCAAACGGCGCAATGGCAGAAGCTTATAACGTGGATATTACCAACACTGGAAGCGTCCGCAGTCGTGAAGGCTTCGTGAAAGTGTTCAACCAAGCGTGCCATAGCTTGTGGTCTTGCCACCTTGGAATCTACTTTGTGAGCCAAGGGACGTTATATCGTCTCGCAGACACACCAGTTGTTATAGCTACAGGAATGCGTAGCGAAGCCGTGAGCTATGCGCTTGTAAATAATGATGTGTACTGGTCAAACGGTTTACAGCGAGGAATCCTTCGCAATGGAATTACCCCAGCATTATGGGGAATTCAAGCGCCGAATGGCGGTGCGATGCTCTCAGTTGTTGGCGGGTCGTTACCCCGTGGAACATACCAGATTCGCCTGACGTATGTTCGTGGAAACGGTGAAGAATCAGGCGCAAGTAACGTTGGTGTGATTGACCTTACTTCTGGTGGAGGAGTTCGCATTGACGGACTCATTTCCAGCACTGACCCCGAAGTTATCAAGATAAATATCTATGCGACTCGCCCCAATGGAACAGAGTTTCTAAAGATTGGCGAAGTCATCAACGGGGCAGCTTCTACAGAAGTCACGCTGATGGAGTACGGCGAAACGCTCAAGTCATTGTTCAAGTCACCGCCACCGAATGCAACCATTGTTCGCTATTTTAAGGGGCACATTTTATGTGTGGCGGGTGACACTATTTACCAGAGTGATTCATTCGCGTACCAGTGGTTCGACTTCCGCAATGGATTTGTGCGTATGTCTGGCGATATTACTTTGTGTGTTCCCGTTAATGGCGGTGTGTATGTGTCTGATGCTGTTGGCACGTATTTCTTGCAAGGCGATAATATAACAACAGCACAACTTCGCTTATTATCGTTCGATAGAGCAGTCATTGGAACCGATGTGATGCTATCTGTTTCAGATACGAGACAAGACCCGATAGCAGGTACAATCGAAGCAATCTGGACAACGAATAGAAGCATTGTGAGCGGAGATGACATGGGAAATCTTACCGATATTACCAGCAACGACTTCACCATCCCCCAAGCAGAAACAGGTGCGGCCATGCTACGCAAGCAGCATGGTGCAACACAGTACGTCACATCCTTGTCTGCTGATGAAGGCGTAGCAAACAACAGCGAGTTCAAATCCAAGTCACTCGACTCGGCAGAAATTACCCTTATATCCCGTGGAGGTGTTCCAGTATGAGCAAATTAGTTAGCCAAGAAGCCGTTGAAGGCGTGTTCTCTTTTCAAGTTTTCCGTGACGGTAAGCTGTTTGATTCATTCGATGTTAAGAATGGGCAAACACGAGAAGGCGTTGAGTATGGATATAAGACCAAGTTCCTTGGCCTATCCGCAACGTCAACCTGGTATGTTGGCCTCGGCACAACTGATCGCGTAGCATCCGAAACCGACACAGCAGCAACCATTGCGGCATTGTGTGGCGAAATCACAACCTACACACCAGCTAACCGAGTTCAGTGGGTTGCGCTTACTGACCCGGCAGATATGTCTATCAGCAATGCTGCGTCCCCAGCGGCATTCACACTCACAGATGCGGTAATCATTCGCAACGTGTTTCTGGTATCTACCAGCACCCGTAATGGTACAACGGGTATCCTTGCATCGACGGCGACCCTACAATCTGCGCGTTCTTATGAAGCTGGTGACGTGTTCCAAGTCGTGTACAAGAACAAGATCACAAACTAAGAGGGCTACATCATGGCAATGGGATTTAGTACAACTCTACGCACAGCGCGCGCGCAGGCCATCGTAACCACGCTAGGAAACGCCTGCCTGTTCAAATGCTACGACGGTACACGCCCAGCAACGGGCGGCACGGCGACTACCCTATTGGCAACGCTGACGGGTGGAGCACCCGCCGGAACAGCCACAAATGGCGTGCTTACGTTCAACACAATCGCAAGCGATACAGCAGCAGATGCTACCGGAACATGCACATGGGTTAGGATAACAGACTCGTCAGGAACGTTTGTTGCTGATATGTCGGCTGGGATTGCGGGAAGTGGTGCTGAGGTCATCTTCAACAACGCTGATTTTGTTATCGGTTATCCAGTTGGAATATCCAGCGCTACGATCACCGAAGGCAACGCATAAGGAATCCAAGTGGCTAACTCAGTCACCCGCGTAGTAATACGCGTTAACTCTACGTTTGGTGCTTCCTATGCAAATATAGGTGAAGTTGAATTTCGCAACTCATCTGGAACGCTTCTAAGTAATTCAGGAATAACTGCCACAGCATCTAGCACATACTTGGGCTGGGATCCTGCGCGAATGCTTGATGGGAATACTGATTACAGCACTGGGTCATGGTCAAGTAGTGGTTCTTCCCTACCTGTATACGCCTATTTTGATTTTTCCACAGCCCAAGATGTTGCAAGTGTTCGCATAATAAATGCTACGTCTGGAAGCAATAGCGAATACGTGCAAGGCGTGGTTGTAACAGCCACGCACACGGGTGGAGCTACTTCTAGTAACACGATGACTAGGCCGAGTAGTGCAGACGGAGCGCATACAGACCACCCGATACCAGCTGTTGTAACCCCTGCATCCGGCACAATAACAGCGACAACATCATCCGCAGTGGCTAGGTTCTCTGGATATACTCCGGCGCGAGGAATCGTTAGCGCAACAACAGGCGCAGCAGTAGCCTCAGTTTTTGGTTACATACCAAACATTGGCGTGCTTTTTAATACAACCGACGCATCAGTAGCATCAGTTGTGGGTTACATGCAATCCCGTGGCGTGCTTAGCGTAGCGACAGAGGATGCGACTTCTAATTTTTCAGCATTTTCAGCATCAGTCGCAGCATTAAACGCTTCAACATCTAATGCAGTAGCTAGTTTTATTGGATCGACTACATACGTATTCACGCTAGATGCCACGACAGATGATGCAGTAGCATCTGTTGCCGCATATATTCCGTTATTCATAGCAGTTTCAACATCATCTAGCGATACATCGTCTGCATCCATTGTTGCGTCAACTGGGCACGTTTCAATCACTGATTCAGCAAGTGACATGCTATCAATAAGTGCGTTTGGCACAAGCATCATAAATCTAATCGGTACAGCGCAAGCGATTGACCTCGCTACTTTCATTGATAAAGCAATGCTAATAGCCACAGAAAAAGCAGTTGATACAGTATCAAGCAAGGCTATTGGTAGATATACGGTTTCAGATTCGGCTAAGGACATAGCAAGCGTAGTTGGCACGGCGTTCATTACGTCGACGGTAACGACGTTAGAACACTCGGTAGATACTGTTACACCGTGGGGCACTGCCGTCATTGTTGACTCATCAACATCAACTGACACAGCAAAAGGACAAGCATTCGGCCATGCAAGCGTTGTTGACCAAGCCGCAAGCATCGACACATGGCTCAAGACGCTTGTCGTCACCGTTGAAGCTATCGACCAAACAGGCGAAGAGTCAAGCATTGACCCGCATGTCATTGGCCTTGCCACGATTCTTGAACAGATTCGAGACCTTGCTTCAGTCAACTCGGCCAACAGATCACAGTTTACATACACGCTGAATACGATACTCAACGCCGGCACGCGATACGGGAACTATGGGTTCAATTCATTCGCGGCCACAGACACGGCGTGTTATGGAGCAAATAACAAAGGGCTGTTCTTGCTACAGGGTGCTTCTGATAATGGACTTAGTATTGATGCAGTCCTTAAAACAAACCTGAGTGACTTGGCGATTGATGGAGTTATTGAAGGATCGAAGCAGAAAACCGTTTCTGATGCGTATGTTGGCTACACGTCGTCAGGCAACCTTGTCTTGCGCGTGACTACATCAAACGGAGGCGCCGTATCAAGCAATGACTATGCGCTTGTGAAGCATGGAAAATCATCCCCTGATGTAAGCCGTGTTCTGTTTGGGCGCGGCGTTCGCGCTAGATACTGGCAATTCACAATCGAAAATACCAACGGCGAGGCTTTCGAGTTCGACAAGATCGAGTTCTTGCCAGTCGTCTTAACAAGGAGAATCTAGCATGGCAGGCAATTGTGGGTTAATTGGAACGGGCATCCCCGCACTTGTAAATAGCACAATGGGCTTTGCAGAAGGCGTAGCATCAACCCAGATTGCAGCGACCAACGAATCATTAGCCCGCATGGCTGATGCTATGGCTGGCCTTGTCATTACGCCTATGCCGAGCGTCCCGGCAGTCGGTACAATTCCTGTTATTTCAGCACCTCCCGCATATCCTAATTTTATAAACATGCCGGAACCTACGTTTCCTTCTGCACCAGCAGCGCCACCAGCTATTACAGAAATAGACCCAAAATTTCCTACCGTACCAAACAACACAGCATATCGTCCGTCAATATCGCTGCCGAATGCACCAGCCCCTTTTAGCGGAGTAGCTCCAGTATCACCAGGCATAGGCACAGTAGCAATCCCCGAAGCGCCAATTCTTGATACGTCAATCCCAGTTCCTAAGTTGCTCTCCATGGTTGTTCCTGATTCCCCTACGATCATCTATGCCGAATTTGATGCAGTGCTTAACCCTCACGGATTGACTGTCCCTGATGCGATTTTCGAGTACACAGAAAACCCATACGATTCTGCGTTGCTGCAAGCGGTAATTTTCAAGCTCAAGAACGACATTCAAAACGGCACGACGGGTTTAAGCCCTGCGGCTGAATATGCTCTCTGGGCGCGTGGTGCAGAGCGTGAAGCAAGTGCTATCCGACAGTCCAAGGCAGATGCAATGAATGAAGGTGCGGCGCGTGGGTTTAGCTACCCGACAGGTGCAACAGCGCAGCGCCTCATGGATATTGAGCAGGCGGCACTTAGTAAAAGCATAGAGCTTTCGCGTGAAGTCATGGTTGAGCAAGCCCGCCTTGCGCAGAACAACATGCAGTTTGCCATTACGTCAGGTATAGACCTTGAAGGCAAAATCATGTCCTACATGGGCGACTATGCCCGCCGCGCATTTGAGGCTGCAAGCCTTGCATTCAACGCGAAGTTCACAGCATTTTCCGCTGCTATTTCACTGTACAACGCGGACGTGAGTGCATACCAAATACAGTCCGTTGTTTACAAGACACGCATCGAAGCCGAGGGGTTGAAGCTTGAATCATTCCGTTCAGAGATTGAAGCTCAAAAGCTGATAGGCGAAATCAATAAAGACAACATTGCAATCTATACGGCGCAATTCCAAGCGTTGCAGGTACAAGCTGACTTGTACAAGTCTCTCATGCAAGGCGCATCTATAGCAATGGACGTAGAAAAAACCAAGATTGAAGCGTACAAGGCCGAAGTGGATGCGTTTCAATCGCTAGTCCTGGCGAACAAGTCACAGTTCGATGCGTATGCCTCACAGATCAATGCTGAAATGTCCAAGGTGGATATGTACCGTGTCGATGTTTCTGCATACCAAGCAGCTATTCAAGCCTATGCAGCCGAGACTACCGCTGAATCGTCACGCATCAATGCTGAAACAAGCATTCAAGAGCTAAACCAGAAGAGCTTTGGCATTCTCGTTGATTCATACCGCTCCCGGGTCATGGCCGAATCCGAGCGCATGAAGGCTTACGCGACAAATATCACGGCGACAGCCGAGGCGTACCGCGCAGAAATTGCAGGGTACAGCGCAGAAACGCAGGCATTAGTAAGCCGGTATCAGGCTGAAATGAGCCAGCGCATTGCAGTATTTGAACAAGGTGTGAAAGGTGTACAGATTGAACTCGATGCTTCGCTTCGGGCAACTCAAATGGCAGTTGCAGCCATCGACGGTGCGGCGAAGAACTCGGCAGCTATTTCAGCCTCAGCCATCAATGCCATGAATGTCAGCGCTGGCATTAGTGATTCTGTGTCTAACGGCACAAGCTGTTCAACATCGTACAGCTACTAACATGCTCACATCTAGCCCCAAAATACGGCTTATTGGCGAATTTGCCCATACAAAAATATCGCGGGCACGAGGTGCGCTGCTTAATGCTGCGCTTATTCAAGAGCTTCTAGGAATCCAGTCATATTCGCACCGAGTTCGGTCATCGGATGGCAGCGTCATGTCAGTGCGGGCGCAGGAGGATGGGGCGCATAGTATTGCGATTGATGCTCAGGCAAACCATGATAATGCTAAAGACGAAACTGCAGACAGATACTGCTTTTTAGTGAAAGTTGTAGACGATACAAACCCGAAATACGTTTTAACGGAATACTACTTTGTAGCCAAAGTTCAAGGAAACATTAGAGGACATACTAATGCAAATAAAATCCAGCCTATAAATGGTGGATGGAAGGTCATAGGCAAGTTTACCGAAGATAATGATCATAAAAAGCCGTTTGATATTCCACCAACTGGTATGCGTGGATGGGCAAACAAAAAAGGAGAACTGTATGCGCACGACTGCTCGTTCTCAACAAACACCTATGACATTGATGTACGATGCGGAGATATAGACCCTCAACAGCTTAACTTTTACTACCCTGAATTAATATACGGATGCGCTGGGCAGTACAGCGCTGCAATTCATCATACGACAGTTACACAATTCAATAGCAGATATAGTATCTATACGCAAAATGATTTTGTACGAACCATCAATGGAAAACCTTTATCTCCAGAAATAATCGAAGGAGAAAAAGAATTTTTTAGTAGATTATCGGCATTGTGGTTAAAGGTATATGGAGAACACCTGCACGCATCTAATATACAGCGGTTTTCTGTTAACAAAAAACAAGCAGTTATATTTTCTGCTTCTCCACTCTATGAGATTGGAGAGTTTTTGTATGTTGATGGTGCGCAAAACTTAGCCATGTTGTGGTGGAAAGGAAGTAGCAATGTTGATGCAGGTATAATAAGCGTTAATACATCTGGAACGATGATTACTTTTCCAATATATCCTCCATTAGACACATCAAGAGACTTCATCAAGCGATACTATGAAGAAGGCACTGATTGCTACAACAGCGCCGGATATGGAGACAATGAGATGACGTCTTTTTACCGAGCAAAGGCGGCAAGGGCATGGTCATTAAACAGTGGTAAATTTTATGGATACTCGAACACACCTGTAATCATAAATATGAGTATATCTGTTAGTGAGGATGGGACTCTCACTGTGTCGAATCATGAGTCAACATCAATAAAATGCAACATTGAAGCAGATGTGTCTAACGAAGCGACAGTGGACAGCTATTCATCCGATGCGGAATCAACGCTTGAGTTCTCAGGAAGATTGTTTGCATATCGCGGTGATTCTTTAGTGTCTGAATATGTGAATAGCACATACACAACAATAGCCAAGTACCGAAGTGTTTCAGCAAAATACGCAGGTGCTGGGCCAGCAGAATACAATATAAGGTCTGACCAAATAGGCCCGCTCGTGGCATATTGTGAAGGAAAAGACCATGTAGCATTTTCAACTGACCCAGTGGGGGAGCGCACGGTTAAGGTGCTAGGGCAATACTTTTCCCCTGGCAGCTTTGAAGGATCATCCTACGCATACGACCAGTCGAGCAATGTTAAATTCAATGACGCGTGGTCATCGTATGATTTAACAATAAAAACGTTGCGTGGTAGCGGAGCAGTGCAGGGCACCCCATGTGAAGACGATGGATTTTCTGACCAAGTTGAAATTATCGTATCGTATATCGGGATGTCTACGGCTCCAGAATATGGGATTATAGAACCTACGCCAAAGTATTTAATAACAACCATAACATTTTCAATGGCTGCACCCGAAGAAGCAGTATTTGCAGGTTATGCTGAGAGCAAAATTGCTGCATATACGCAGGCTGCACATGCGGCTTCCGACGCTGTAGGTGGCGTGCCGGTATCGACTTATGAGTGCGAAACTACATCATCAACAGAAAGTGTGCTTATGGCGAGTGGGTGCGACGACACATACGGCAACATCATCGACGTTAAAGTCGGCTTGCTACTTTCACATCCACCAACGCCAACACAGAAAAAGAAAAAACTAAACTTGCGCGCTGGGTTTAATTTGGTCACTAACTCTACAGGGCTATTGCATGATGATTGGGTAAACGATGGAGTATATGGACTTGATTCAGCAGTAGGTATATTTGACCCAATGCTTGGTGTTGTAGAGCGAATGTTCTCCGGGTATACAAAAGAGTTACAACAAAAAGAAGATAATATACGGCTTCATTTACTTGAAGTTAAATATCACGCGAACGCAACACCTGTATCCATCGTTAAGGCAGAAACCATGCCCCCGCACCACTGGTCAGAAAGCTCAGCGCTTGACAGCTATCCGCGTTCAACATACTGCGGATATATTCATGAGCATAGCGCACGGTCTACGGTATGTATTAGCTACGGAAGAACATTCGAAGCGAAAAGCATAACCCCGGCTGGATTAGATGACTATCAATCAGCATGTATAGTCGATGGCGACAATGGAGACGTAATTGACATATTGGCAGTTTGCGGTCTTAAAAATACAAATATGATTTACTCATTAGATAAATATCCTCAGTACTGCTTCGGTAGGTTTTATGATGTAAGCATCTGTGTTATCCCAAAAGAGCTTATAAAAGAAGACTGGCCACGCCCGTGATAAACTACCCACAAAATCTAGCATTAGCATTGAAAAGCTCTATCACTAACCAATAACACAATCGGAGGCTCACATGGGCGGTTTTTTTGGATTTAACAACAACGATGAAGCCGCTAAGAAGTCCTCCGCTGAAAAAGCAGCCGCCGAGCAAAAGGCAAGTGGACAATCATCACAATCACCCCAATCACTCCAAGCTGCCATTACTGGCTACGCTGGCATGAGCGCAATGCAGCGGCGCGAGAAAGAAGTAGGACTAGCTAATGGCGGCATGGTTCGTGGAAAGGGAACTGGGACATCGGACTCCATCCCTATGGAGCTTCGCAAAGGAAGCTATGTACTACCTGCCGATAGCACGCGCAAGATGAATGAAGAAAAAGTGCCGGTTCGAGTAAGCAACGGCGAGCGCGTGTTTTCGCCGAAAGAATTGCAAGCCATTGGTGCACAAGTGGTTGAGGCTATGAAGGTTGCTACGCATACGCCAGTAAATGAAAAGTCAGCCAAGCTGCAGATGCTTGCAGATGGTGGTGTTGTTGACGATAAGAGAAAAAATGTTTTCACCGATGCGAACACTGATACGCAGACCGGAAAGCCTAAGTCAAGCGAGGGATTCACCCCGCAAGGACAAGGTGCTTCATTTGTTCAGCGAGCAAAAGCCAACGCAGCCGTGCCGGATATGGCCGCAAGCAATGCCAAAGAGTTTCAATCTGCAATTGATACAGAAGCGAAGATGAATGCTCCTGCTCCTGTTGTTCAGCCTAGCAAAGTACAGCCAAGCGGATTCTTGGGAAATACTCGTAATGAATTGGGCAATACAATTAAAGGAATGCCTGAAGCATTCAATGTGGGTGGGTTTCCAGGAGCGGTAGGCTATGCCATTAATAGGGTTGCTCCAACAGTACAGGCATTATCCGAAGACGTTTTTGCCAAGCCGTTAATCAGGGATGCTATACCTTTTGCAAACACTGTTAACACAGCCGTTACAGGTGATGCAACACCACGGATTGGCGATTCAACACCCCAAGGTACTAAACCACAATCCCCAGGACAAAGCGTTGTCAACGATACGAGTCAAGGAGCTAGTGCTGCTAATCCAGTGCTGGCGCAAGCTACGCCTAAACCAGCTACCTCCAGCGATGAGATATATAAACCACTCGCTAACTTGGATGTTGTTGAATATAAGGGCGATCACGGCGAGCGGGCATTCAGCAACATTCGCCCCGAAGACCGAAATAAGGGCGGCAATATGACCGTTGTTCCAGCGAACACCTACGGCATGTACGACCCGACTAAGCCATTGCCCGTTGCGCAACCCACACAACAAGCCCAAGGGTTCGCCCCCGGCAATCAAATCAATCATGTTGAAAGTGTCGGATTTGGATTCGAGCCGAAAGACCCGGCAATCGCGCGAGCTGATGCAATTCAAAGAAACGCTGAAATGGCCGCAGGCCGAGCTGGCATTTCCCAATATACGCCCAAAATGCTTGAGGCAGAAACCAACAAGATGCAGTCCTACGACAATATGGCGACCACTGGCATGAATAACGCAACACGACAAGCCGAGATTGCATCAAACGCAGAGGCAAGAGGAGCAGAGCTTGCGCAGCGTGGATCACAGTTCGACGCAACCAATTGGCTTGCCAAGAATGCCGATAATAGGGCGCAAGAAACTCATGGATTCGCTTTGGCCGACACCATGAGAATGCAAAACGCACTAAATGCCGTCAACAACGCAAAAACACCCGAAGAGCTCAGATCGGCATCGGATAAATTGCAAGCATTGCAAGGAAAAAACCCGCAAGAGGTTTTCGCAGGACTTCCAGGCGGAAATACGGTAGACGCAGCTGGGAACGTTATTAAACTCCAGAATCTTGTCTACAACAAGGTTACAGGCAAAGTAATGAATACTGACGAACAAGGCCAGGCACAGCCGAAATACGACCAAAAAACAGCACAAGGAATGAAAGATGTGTTAATGAAGCGCAACATTCCAGCAGATGAAATTCGAAAATTGATCGACGTAATCAACGCCAACACACAGTAAGGGTGCGCTAATGAACTATGAAGCAGAAGTTGACAAGCTAATCGGCGCTACCGCTGCCAAGCCTGCTAATGTCGATCCCGCTGCCAAGCCTGCTAATGTAGATTACGACAAGCAGGTAGATCAGCTCATTGCATCAAAAAAGAAAGCCCCGATGACGGATTCCGAATGGCAGGCTGAAAAGGAGTCGCACCAAGAAAACGCCCTGCAACGTGGCTGGCACAGCATGGCTAATTCTGTTGATGCAACGGCAAAGCTGGCGACAAAGGACTATGAAGGCATTGCCGACATTCAGGCAGATAATGCTAACTACCGGGCAATGAACCCTGGAACCAAGAGCGCCAATGAGTTAACAGACGCATTTCGTGCCGAGGGGAATAACGACCAGTCTGCTGCGGGAGGTTTCGAGAACTTCAAGGCAGGCGTAGGACGCATGGTCGATGTTGCGGCCAACAACTACAACAAGGCACAAGGATTTATCCCCAAGGCGCGTTCGGCACTTGATACGGCTGGCGGCGTTGTATCAGTTCTTGGTGAGCAAATACCAAACATGGTTCCAGGACTTGTTGGTATGGGTATAGGATCAGTTGGCGGAGCGGAAGCTGGTGCGCCAACAGGCGCGGCGATAGGCTCAGCAGGTGGTCCGGTAGGAGCAGCGGCAGGAGGAGCAACTGGCGCGGCAGTTGGTTCGTACATAGGCGGATCAGCGGGTTCTGGTGTAGGTAATGCACTCGTCGAAGGCGGAGGCATGATCGAGCAAGACTTGCAAAAGGCAGGAATTAAACCGGGCGATAAAGAGGCAACAGTCGCCTACCTCAAAGATCATGGGGATAAAATCCTAGAGCAAGCTGGAATCAAGGGAGCTGTTATAGGTGCAGTTGACCGTGCAACAATTGGGATGGCACACAACCTATTGACCGCACCAGGACGCGCGGCAGAGCAACGCGCAATGACCTCACTTGGCGTTGATACAGCGGACAATGCAGCCGTATCTGCAGCACGGAATACGCAGCGCGAAGCAATTGGCAAACTTGTTGCAAACGATGCAGCTTACCAAGCATCTAAAACGGGTATTGGTGCAGTAGCTCGAGATACGGCAGCGTTTGGCCTTGAGCCGCTTGGCGAGTTTACAGGCGAGTATGTCGGTGAAGGTCTTGGCCGTGGAAACTGGGACACTAAGGAATCCGCGTTTGAGGCGCTTATGTCCCTTGGTCAGTCTGGGCTTATCTTTACCGGACAGAAGGCAGCACAGGCCATTAAAGCTCCATTCGAGCAGCAAGATACCTCATCGGGTGCAGCCACGCCAAATGCAGCTCCACCAAATTCTCCACCAAATTCTCTACCAAACGCTACCCAAAACGCATCCACCCAAAACGCTGCCACCCAAAACGCATCCACCCAAAACGCTGCTACCCAAAACGCATCCACCCAAAACGCTGCTACCCAAAACGCATCCAACCAAAACGCTGCTACACAAAACTCTGCTAACCAAAACGCGGCCACACAATCACAGCAAGCAAACCAGCTCACGCCAGAAGCATTGCAAGCATTGTCGAGAATATCCGACGAGCAGCTACCCGGTGTTCGAGAGAAAGTCGCTTCAATGCCAGACTCGAAGCATAAGACAGCCATTCAAGAGGCGCTTGATGCTACGGTGGAGCAAAGGGCAGCGCTTGGATATACGCCACACGTTGACGATGAAGGCTACACCTACAGCATGGATAGACACGCTGTTGAGTCGTTGCAAGAACAGGCGCGTAAAGCAAGCACAGCAGCCATTATGGAAAGTCTTGGACACCTTGCAAATCAGGACAACGCAAGCGATACAACCCGTATTTATGAGCGTGAACTTAACCAACGCTATAAAGAAAACCAGCAAGCAACTCAAGAT